CTTGTTCTGTCGGAGTGTAACCCATTTTTTGGTATATTGCACTGACGCGAGAGCCAGAGAAGCACGAAAGTGCAACAATCTTTGCGCCGGATGCTACGAGGTGCATCTCTGCGAATTTGAGCAGCTTAACAGCCGCCATTCCTTTGCGCGCCTCAGGCTCCATGTAGAAAAGATCAAGCTTTGCGAGCAGTGTGTTTTTGTGGTGCGGGGATTCGCTCAAGATAAACACTGCATAGCCCATGAGCTGCCTGTTTTTTCTGGCAGTGAAAGCGTGCAACATATTGTGCTTGTCCATTAGGTTATACTGCGCCCAGTCTGGCTCAATTCCAAAATCCCACTGGTCTGCGATCGGTGACTCTGCCCATTCCTTGTCGAGCAGCGGTGTGATGTCTGGCTTTATTTTGCTCAATGACTCGCGTGCAAAAATCATTTTGACCTGCCCCAGACAAGCTCTAAGTCTTGTATCGCCGCCACAAACTCAAAACCCTTGTCTGTCGGATGTTCTATTTTCTGATCTTCGTCTGTATAGCGCCGGACATAAGGCCGCTCGAACGCAATCATCTTGTTTTCTATTGCTATTGAGATTGTAGACGCCTCTCCTGCGGATTCTATGGTCATGACATCCATGTAGCCACCAAAGATCGGAACAGGATCCGGTATGATATCTCCATCCTCGTCAAACTGGCCCAGATAAAGCGTTGCTGGCCTGCCCTGATAATCCTCGTTGACAGCAAGCGTGACAATCGCTTGGTTTACGCCCGACAGCTCAACCCTGATGCCCAGCGCCTCTACGCCGGTTGACTCTTGTATTTGTGAAATGCCAAGCAGATTGCCAGCGCCTGTCCACGTCTCGTTGTTCCATTGTAGATCGCCGAACCCGTTCCAGAGCCGTACTGTTGATGTGCTAAACTGTAGCTCAAGCAAGTTAAAGTCGCGTATGACCTCGCCGTCTGCTGCTGCAATCATCTGTGCTGTAAGACTGCGTGACATTACAAAGCCTCTGTGCAAGCAAACGTGAACGAGTAATGACCGATCCTATCTATGGACCAGCCTAAATCATTCGTGGCCATGCGCCAAGTCGATTTGGGATTGCTGAAGTTTAACGCGGTGCCGCTTGACACAACTTCACGGATTGGTGGTTCAATACTTAAATTTCCTGTGCCGGCTGAAAAATCATCTGTGACGATGTATATGTAGCTGCCGAGTTGTAAGTAGTTACCTGCCGGAACAGCGTCGCCAGAAACAGCGATTGACGTGTCTCTTATTGCTGTTGCGGCTGTGGTTGTTACATTGAAAGACTCGTCGTGCAGCGGATTGCCAAACGTAAACGTATTCGTGCGCCCTTTTAGTTTTGCCAAGAAAGCCTGAAAAGATTTTGCTTGGTCGTGCGTCAGCGGTGGCAGTGTGATTTCTGCTTCCCATCTCGCGCCGGTGTGTTGAAAAACCTGTTGTTCGTATGTGAACGGTGACTCCGCAACAGCTACAGCGTGACGAAGCCTGAATGTCGACTCCTGCGGGCTTATGTTGCTGGGAAAATCATACGTGGCCATTTTTAACCTCCGCCTAACGCGCCGGAAAGCCTGCCGCCGCGCATACGTGCGTCAGCCACTGCCTGCTTCGATGCTTCTGCGATCGCTGGCATCATGTTCATGACTTCGGCTCTTACTGTCTGCTGCACGCCTGTTGTGATCTGGATTGTTTGGTTTATCACAATGCCGTCGCCGCCACCCGTCATAATTCGTTCTGTCTGTGGTGCGCTCATGATGCGTCCTGATGTGCTTGGTACAAACAGCTCTCGACCGTGTTCACCGACCGTGTAAGGCGTATTTGCACTGACTGCGCCGCCGGACGCAATGCCTTGTGAACCTGCCTGCACAGCCAGTCGAGAATTAATGTCGCCGCCAGAGAAGCCAGAGAAAAGACCAGCTGCTCCACGCAGCAGTGCGCCACCAATTGACGCGCCGCCGACTGCGTTCTGTGTTGCGATGATTCGGATCATGTCTTGTATGACTGCCGCCGCGAATTGCTTGAACGCGTCTTTTGCCGAGGATGCGCCGACTGCTACGCTTGCGAAAGCCTGTGAAAAGCTAGACTCAATTGTTTTGCCAAGCTGTTCTGTGGCTTGGTAAAAAGGGTCTAGCTCGTTCTGCGCTTTTTCGAACGTCTGTTTGATGTCTGCCGCAAGAATCTTGTACGCGTCACTCGTATTGTCAAGCGTCTCGTTCAACATCTCCATGTCTGCATTGTACGCGTAGAGCGGATCTTGTGCGCGCTGGATTGCCTCGGCTTGCTGTAAAAGTGCGTTGGCTATTTGCGCCTGCTGATCCACAAGCATGTCTGTTGGTCTGGCTTCGGGCATTGGTGCGTCTGGTGCTGGCACCGGCTGGCTTGAAAAGTCGAACGGGCCGCTGAGTGGTGACGGGCTTACATCTTCGAGTTCTGGCTGAGTAAGTGTTGGCTCTGGAATGTTGCCTGTCCTAGCCAAAGCATTAGCAAGCCTCTCTCGCGCTTGTGCCAAATTATTAGTGTATATCTGTATACGACTTGGATCTGTTTCAACCTCTAGCTCAGCCTCTAAGTCTTTTATTTGCTGTCTGAGGCCGGCCAACTCCCCGCCGTAATCAACCGCGTCTTGCATGCTTTCTCTAAATCTATTGCCATTGCTGTTTACAGCCTTAGCAAGTGAACCAAACGCAAGCAAAAGCCTGTTCGTGATGCTTGTGCTAAGCAGGTCAATCTGTTCGCGTGCTTCGCGCAGCCTCTCAATCATATCTTCATCAAGAACGCCGCCCATTGCATCTAGTTCTGTCGCCGCGTCACGTGCCGCCTTGCCGCCGTCAGCAAAAACAGGCGCAAGCAAAGATGCGTCTGACGCTAATGCCTCAAGATAAAACGTGGTCTCCTGTGCTGTTGCGCCGGTCTGTTCCAGCGCGCTAATGATAGTTTGTAATGCTTGGCTGGATGACATCCGCTGTAGCTGTTCAATCGTCAATCCAACCTTCGGTGCGACCTGTTCCATGAAGTCAAGCAAGGGTCCGCCGCCTGTAACAGCAAAATCTCCAATCCGGTCTGACACATCTTTAAGGATATCTGCAAGCTGGTCATTGTTTATTCCGACCTGTCTTGTCGCAAATGCAAGCCGTTGAAACTCCTCAACACCTATCTGGGCCTTGTCAGCCATCACGCCAAGCTCAATAGCTGCGTTTGCCATGCCTTGTATTGCGTTAATGGAGAAAGCCGCCGCAAGCGCTGGGCCTAGTCTGCGCGCAGCTGTCCCGATAACATCAAAAGAGCGGCTTGTCTGAGATAGGTTGCGCTGCGACTGCTTTGAAAAACGCTCGATGCGCCGCTGGGCCGCGTTGATGCTCTTGTTAAGTTCGCGGACGTTCGCACCGATAATAATGTTAAGATCTTCTGATGTTGCCATTGTTATCGACCTCTGCAACCAGTGCTTTATATTGTTCTGCCGTCATCGCATCAGAGCCGGCCTTTTTAGGGCTGTGTGACTCGTTCCAACCTTCGAAAACCAAGAACATATCCAGTGGTATCATAGCACGAATGTCATGCGGTTTTAAGCCTGCAATTATTCCTGTTTTAATCGCCTGTCGAACGTCTAGTCTGCCTTCGTTTTTTGGCTCGTTTCTGTCTCTAAATCGTCTTTTTTTTTATCCGCCTGTTCTGCTACTTGCGGAAGAAATGCGCTCCCCAAGCAAGCCTGCGCAATCTGGTAAAAGCGCAGCAAGTCAGCCGGTGTTGCGCTGTCCACGATCTTGTCCGCTTCCCAATGCTTCATGCCGCCACCAACCAAGCCAAGCGCGATCAGGTCTCTGACTTCGGTTGATGTGGGTTTCTTGCCTGCCTCGAAAAAACCAGCCCAGACATCAAAAATGCCACGATGCTTGTTCTCGAACCGCTCGATCTCGCCGTTTCGCAAAAGTAGCACGCACTGGCGATCGTTGATTGTCTCGATTAGACCGCCGCGTGGTGCTTCGTTTACTATGCTCATGCTGCTGTGAACGTGACTGTGCCTGTTGACTCAAGGCTGATGCTGTATGTCACACCGCCTTCTGTCTCGCCACCAAACTCAACCGATGCGATACGAAAAGCGCCTGCGTATGTACCGAAGTCTGGCACGACGATTTCGAAGTTTGCTTGATTGTCATTCTGCATCGCAACAGTATTCATGCGCGCTTCTGTGGTTGAATCTTCGAAAAACCCATCACCTGAAACAGACAC